ACTGCTAAGGTCATTCGATTGAAGTCTGAGTTTATTGAAATGCGCGGTCGCTACGACCAAGAGGTGTTCAAGGCTTGGAACAAATTTAGCAAGAACCCCGAGAACTCGTATCGCGACTTCTTGGCTTCGGATCAATTCCAAAAGATCAACGATGCATACGACTATCGTCTTGGCGAAATGCAAAAGGCAAACGCCGAGTTGTTGCGTCCAAGGGGCAAAGAAGACAAGAAGCCAACAGCGCCTGCCGCTCCGGCCACACCTTCCGCGCCATCCGCCGCGCCTAAGCCAACATCTGACGCACCTGCCGCGCCGGGGCAACCTCCTCGCATCAAGGGCGCAAACGATCCTGTTTTTCAAAACCTAAAACCCGGGTCGCTGTACATTGATGTTGACGGCACAGTCCGCACTAAGAAAAAGGAATAACCATGGCCGAGCCAAAACAAGGCGGTGACGCAACCGCATTCATTCAAGAGTACGGCCCAATTGCTGAGAAGATTGGAGCCGACATTGGTGTCGATCCAAAAATCATTCTTGCAAAGTTTGGCCTTGAGACTGGCTGGGGCAAGAGTGTAATTCCCGGCACTTACAACCTTGGCAACATCAAAGACTTCAGCGGCGCTGGAGTCAAGGCGTATGACAAGCGTGAGAAGTCCAACGATGCTTACATGAAGTTTGAAGACCCTGAGACTTTTGCCGCGTATTACTCAGACTTCATGAAGCGGATGTACCCCAAAGCAATTGGCGCAGGCTCCGATGTTGATGCGTTTACGTCTGGGCTGAATAAAGGCGTGCGTGGCCCTTACGCCACCGCTGAGAACTACCCTAGCGCAATTCGCAACGCCTACTCTTTGGTCAATGCGCGTATGGAGTCTGCACAACCTGCGCCAGCCGCGCAGGAAGAAAATCCGTTTGGCTCTGGCCCAACTGAAGCGCAAAGAATATTGCAAGAGCCTGAGCGTAAGGTTGTTGTAGAAGGTGAGCGCGAAGGAATGTCTGGGGACGATGCGGCGCTTTACGGCGCTGGTGCTGGCCTTGGAGCAGGCATCATTGCCAAGAACACCAAGTTGCCTACATCACCACGCTATGACGCGGCTGTCGAGCGTTTGCGTGTGGCTCAAGACAAGTTGACCGAAGTGCAAAGCCGTGCAGGCTCTGGCGTTTCAGTCGACGACCTTGAGAAAGAATTCCGTATGCGTCAAATGGCGGCTACTCAAGCCGCTCAAGAACTCAAAGCCGCCGAGGCTGAACTCAAGACGCTGAACAAAGCGCCCGCACCAAGCGTTTCGTCTGCCGCCGGTGAGTTGGCTGAAGACGTTGCCGGTGCAAGCCGCAAGGTTCCCGGTGCGTCTGGCGCATCAAACTGGGTTCGCGCCATGGGACAAGACGTTCCTGACGTGCTGGCTGAGACGGCTGAGAATATGCGCAAGGACAACCCCAAGGGCGGTCAGGCGATCATCGACCGTGACGTCGCGGCCAAGCAGAAGATTCAGCAAATGGGCGCAGGCGACTACAAACTGGTCGGTCAAGGCAAAGGGCAGTTGATGCTCCCACCTGAGTTGGCCGCAGAAAAGACCGCCGCCCTCGAGACTGAGTTGACTCAACGCCAAACAGCAGACGCCGCCGAACGCACCCGACTCGAAAGCGAAGCGCAATCGAAACGGATCGCCGCAGAGAATCGCGCCGAGTTGGCTCGTCAACAACGTCAGAGGGCTGGCTTGGCCCGCCGCGATGCCGATCAAGCGGTCAAGCAGGCTCGTACAGCCCAAGGACAAGTACAACGCGCCCAGTCAGGCGTGAACGTGGCACAGCAGGCCGTAGAACGCGCTGGAGCGGCCAAACCGGGCGCACTGGGGCAAGTGGGTGCCTTCACCGCAAAAGTCGCTCCAAAGGCGATTGGCGTGATCAGCGGAGCCGCCACAGGCTTGTCGGCCATGGAGGCGATTGATAAGTTTAAGAAGGGGGATTATTCTGGAGCCGTCCTGCCCACGTTGGAGGCGACTTTCGGGGTGATGTCTATGCTACCCCCTGCCCACCCTGTTTTGCTTGCCCTGCGCGGTTTGGGTACGCTTGGCGGTACAGCCTTGGCAGGTTACGAAGGATACAAGGCCGTCAGGGGCGAACCCCAGACGGAAGAGTAAAGTTTTTGGAGCAGTTGCCACTCTCCTTGGCCCCACTTCGGTGGGGTCTTTTTTTTATGCGTTGCCGCCCGTGCAGTGGATCAGCATTTGAGCCTGTAGGTTGGCCTTGGTGGCCTCCTCGATGCCCATTTGAAATCCAAACTCGTAGGCGATCAGAATCATTCGAGCGAGAACCGCGTCAAGTTCTTGGCTGTCAGAGTCTGCGAACTCCCTCAGTGCGTCCAAGTCAATCTGCGGTTCACCGTCGTCCCCAATGGTGATGGCGGGGTGATCAATCATGCTTAGTCTGGGCGCTGGTTTTCCAGTGCGCACCCTACTTCGCGGTTCATGTCACTCACGATCTTCACGCAACGCTTATGCTCTTCGCGGGCAATCTCGTACTTGGCAACGGCCAAAAGTTTTTCTGCGAATTGCATAATGTCGACTTCGTCCGCGATCAATGCATCCTTGCGAGGACGATCACTTTGAAAGAAGATTTGTTTGATGAGTTCTTCACTTAGCATTTTTGACTTTCCATAGTTCCCAGTTGATGATTGTGTTGCGTGCGATGACGCGCTGTGGCCCAGAATATGGGCTGAGGTCACTCTCCAGAAATTCCTCAACCACAGAGGATTTTTCGAGGAACATCTGGTGTTGTTCCGCCTCTCTGGCAGTGTCAAACAACTTGCCATCACTGGTCTTGAATGCATTAACTTTTTCCATGATTACGAATGCTGATTTTTTAGTTGCCAGAACGTCAGCAGGTTGAAGAACATTTCCCAGCCACGTCGCAGATCGTCTTCGCTCCACTCAATGATCTTGACCACGCCGGGGTTGTTTCGGGACACGAACACATTTGCACAGCGTGCATCAGGCATACCAAGGCCAACGCGATACGCGGCCAGTTGCATGAGGTGTTCGTCGTATGCGTCGATCTTGTCGCCTTCTGCAAAGTCCTTAGTCTTCACGTCTGCAACGATGTTGGTCGCGTGCAGGTCGCACTTGCCACCAAAGCCAGCATTGTGCCCAAAGGCCCGCTCTGCAATCCATGCCTGCTCACCAAAGAAGTCTTTGAGGGCAGTCACGCAACCTTGAACGTGCTTCGGATATTTGTCGCTAGGTATGCCTTCGTAGAACGACTGGATGGCCGCATGAATTTCGGTTCCAAGATCAGCGGCGGCTCGGCCCTGCTCTTTAGAGTCGACCATGATGCGATCAATCCATTCATTCTCTGGTTCGTCCGGGCGTCGTGGCAACGTCAGCGCGGCCATCAAGACCTGCTTCTGAAGCCACTGCGTGAGCGCGGGCTTTGCGGCTACGTTCAACACGGTGGTGACACTGGGAACCAGATTTTCTTTGCGGGCGTCGCGCAGGGTTGTGTTGCGTTCTTTGCCGTTCGCACCAATGACGGTGTATCGAGGCACGCCGTCACGGGTGTACCAGTGATTGCTCTCGCTTGCGCGAGGCTCTTTTGCTGTGATGCTCATTTGCTTTCCTCTTCAATTGGTATGTCGCGCCATTCGCCTGTGACTTCCCCAATAGGAACCTCGCCACCAAAGCCAAGGTTCATAGTGCCCATTGAGGTTGTCTCCCACCATTGCTGGAGGATGTGCTTATAGACGGAGATGTTTTCCCCAAAGGTTTTGTCTGGTACGGCTCGGCGCACAAAGCGCAGTTTGTTGGTGGGCTTCATCAGAACCACCCAAACCAAACGCCAGTGCCGTGAATCCAAGCGATGGGGAACAAGATCGCCCCAGCAACAAGGAAGCCCCACGCGGCGGTTTTGAGGCACACCACAATGTGCGTGATCCATGAGGCCACAACCCACAAAAGCAAAATTTTTGGAAGTAGGTCGTTCATCACACCACCACCCAATCTTCGGACAGCATATCGGTCTGTGATGCCAGCCAACCTATGAGGATTGCCTCACGGCCAGTGGAGTCCACCGTTTTCATGGTGATGCACGGCAAGACCATTGCACAGCCGCCCTGTTCAACAGCAAAGTCGCTGTTGTTCTTTGACCAAAATTTGTCGTGATCAACATATCGAACTACTGGTGCGCCACCAAGGTTGTCGGTAGACAGCGACAGCCACATCCCTTTGCCGTTCCACCCCTTGCGGGCCACCTTCATGCCGCGCTTGAGAACCTCAAGAGCCGTGCCAAAGGTCATGCCGTCGAAAGGTCTGTAAGCCCGCTCGAACACTTCGCTGGGAGACCAAGATACATACCCCATAAATTCGGGCGTGTTGGGCGATCCACCGTCGATGTACTCAACGAGAAAGCCTTTGTCATCACCGTTCTCGTTGGCAGGCAAGTCCCAGCCACGGAAGTCGTTGTACTCACGCCGAGTCATTGGCTTGGCATTGATCTCTTTCACTCCGATGTAGCGTTTCATTTTGTGTCCTCAAAAAGTTGTTGTGCAAGCAGGTAGCCCTCAAGCGGCCATGCTTTGTTGATTGCATCTTCGCGGGCGTATTTCTCACCCAACGCTTGGTTGTATTTCGACTTGTCAACGCAGGCACTGGTGCCCAGAATGACGTAGCCGTTTTCCATGAACAACTGACAGATCGTGGTGGTGGTGTCAGGCAACACTGTGTAGACGGTGCGCTTGACTTTTGCCTCGATGTCGTTAAGTGAAACGCTTGTGCGTTTTTTGATTTCGTGTTGATCCATTGCCACTCTCCGTAAGTTTTTAGAAGGGAATATCGTCGTCCATGTCGTCGAAGCCAGACCCTTCAGATGAGGTCTTGTTGGCCTGCGATGGTTCGCTGTAGCCACCACGAGATTGCCACTCAGGCGACCCCATGATTTTTTGTTTCAGGCCATCGCTGAACGTCTCGAACATGGTCATGTCAGGCTCATCAATTGAGAAGATTGCAGGGGTGTTGAAGCCCTCTGGTAAGCCTGCTTTTTTGATGGCCGGTGGTACGGACATGATGCCCGCAATGTTGGTGTACTCTTTGCCGTTTGCACCAGCGGCTTTGATCACGGAGATCATTGCCCAAGCGCCCAGCACGTTTTTCAACTCAAAGCCACGCAACTCTTCAGGGGTGAACTCGCGCCCACGCCATGTCTGCAAGTCCTTGCGCAGTGTGGCCTTCTCAGCCAGCGACAGCGTAAAGTTCTTGGAGATCGTCATCGGCTCATTTTTGGCCGTCACGATTGGCTTGCCGTTTTCGTCTTCGCCATGCACCTCGAACTGCAACATCACCTTTGGCAGGTGCTTGACTGTTCCAAGGTACTCCGACTTCTGGGTTCCCAGATCAACTACACGGTAGCATCGTGCAAGGTGCATACCCTGCGGCACAGGGGTAAAGGTTCCGCCGCCGCTTTCTTTCGCTATCAAAGCCATCATTCACTCCATTCAATTTCAGGTTTTAAGGTTCGACTTCTGGACACACCGCATTCAAAGCGGATGACGCTCCAGTCGTCTTCGGTAGCAACGCCCGTCTCGGCCCGGTGAAGGGCTTCCTCGAGCATTTGCATTCGCTCAAGCATCGCTTGATTGTGTTCTGCTTCATCGTTCATAATTCGCTTTCAGGTTAAACACGGCCTGACTGTACCACGTTTAATTTTTGTTTACAACCCACTTGCAAAAAGATTTTTGTGGTGTATGATCACCTTAAACCAACCACAGGAGAACGCATGACTCTACAAGAGTATTTTCAAGATAAACCGAGAGGGACGCAGATCGCGCTTGCCCGCCAACTAGGCGTAAGCAAGACGTGGATGTCTCTCCTCGTCACCGGGCGCGAAGTGCCCAGTGCTGGCCTCGCTCTCATGATCGAGAAATTCACCCACGGTAAGGTCAAACGCAAGACGTTACGGCCAGACCTTTTTGGAGAGATCAAGTGATTTGGTACAAATTCCATCTCGGCGATTACATCACCCACACACTGCATCTTTCAGACGCGGAAGACCTTGCCTACCGTCGTCTGTTGGATTTGTACTACATGAGCGAGGAGCCAATCCCACTCAACACCGAACTTGTTGCGCGCAAAATCCGCCTTGATTTGGATATAACCGAATCGGTTTTGGGTGAATTTTTTGAACGTACCGAAATAGGGTATCAAAACAGTCGTTGTGATGCTGAGATAGCAAAATATCAGCACCAAGTTGCGACAAACCGATCCCTTGGGAAGCGAGGCGGCAGGCCGAAGAAAACCGAATCGGAAACCGAATCGAAACCGAACACAAACCCTAAGAAGAAACAGAATAAGAATATATCTATATCGTCGGCAACGCGCTTTGAGGAATTTTGGGCCGCATGGCCGTCGAGCAAACGTAAGGTTGGCAAGGCCGCAGTGTTGGTCAAATGGGAGAAGGGTGGTTTGGATGAGGTGGCCGACGTCATCATTGCCAACATCAACGACCTGAAGTCATCCGAGCAGTGGACAAGCGGCTTTGAGCCTGCCCCCATGACGTACATCAACCAGCGCCGCTGGGAAGATGAGATGACCACCGACGTGGCTCCGAGCCGGAGAGTGATATGACCCCAGTCGAAGTGTTGCTGTCGCGTCTCACCAAGGTCAAGGGCCGCAATGGCTCATGGACTGCGTGTTGCCCAGCCCACGAAGACAAAGGGCCGTCACTCGCTGTGCGCGAGGCTGACGATGGCCGCATCCTGTTGCACTGCTTTGCTGGCTGTCCTACGGCCAACGTAGTGGGCGCAATTGGGATGGACATGACAGACCTGTTCCCGCCCGACGAAAAGCGGAGCGAATACCCGGTCGAAGGAAAGAAGCGCATGAAGCCCGCGTTCTATGCCAGTGACTTGATCCGCATTTTGGGGTTTGAGGCATTGGTGGTCAGCATTTGCGCCAGCGACCTACGTCAAGGCAAAGCGCTGAAGGATGAGGACTACGAGCGATTGAAAGTGGCACAACAGCGAATTGAAGAGGTAATGCACTATGCAAACATCTAGCGTACAGGAACGCGCCAAAGCCCTTGATGAGGCCCGCCGCGTTCGCGTTTTGAGACCAGAAGAAGTGGACGTGGAAAAGTATCTTCACGCCACCGATGTCACACGCAAGGTCAAAGAGGTCACCGGGTGGCTTGATGAACTTCGTGCTGAGTTGGCAAACCCGGTGGTGGAGGTGACTCAGACCATGCCATGGCCGAAGACCGAACACAGTTTTCGTTACCGACCCGGCGAAGTCACGTTGTACGCAGGCTCCAATGGTGGAGGCAAGTCTTTGATCACGGGTCAGGTTGCACTTGGCTTGATCAAGCAAAAGCAGAAGATTTGCATCGCGTCGTTTGAGATGAAACCCAAGCGCACGCTGTATCGAATGCTCCGCCAGTTTGCCGGTGAGAACATTGAGTTTCCGAAGTTCATGTCCAAAGAGAAGTACATGGGCAAGATACTCGACCGCTTCCATGCGTTTGCAGGCAACCGCTTGTGGCTGTATGACCAGCAGGGCACAACAACGTCACAACAGGTCATCGCCATGTGCCGGTATAGCGCGATGGAGTTGGGTGTCACACACGTCTTCATTGACTCATTGATGAAGTGTGTGGCTGGTGAAGATGACTACAACGCACAGAAGATGTTCGTTGATGAATTGACTGCACTGGCGCGTGATCACAACATTCACATCCACTTGATTCACCACATTCGCAAGTTGCAAAACGAAGAGATGCAACCCAACAAGAATGACATCAAGGGCACTGGCGCGATTGCCGATCAAGTGGACAACGTGTTGCTCATGTGGCGCAACAAGAAAAAAGAACACGACAAGCAGAAGAAGGGTTTTGCTGACGACAAGATTTCTGATGCTATGTTGATGTGTGAGAAGCAACGCAACGGTGAAGCGGAAGATTGGTTCTCGTTGTGGTTCGATAAAGACAGTCAGCAGTTCACTGAGCAACCCGGCGCGGTGACTATGGCATTTGACGGTGGAGGATCATTTTGAATGTCGACGGCGGTAAAGAAGGCCAAGGTTCAGACGAGCATCGCCATCGTTGCCTCGTTCGATGGGTACTCGCCAAGCGATTACAAGATCGCGATGGTGCGCACCGTTGGCTCAGGGGATACACAGATGACAGAGGTCGCTGGGTCAAAGGCTGGAACGATATGCATCCCGGCTCAATACTTGAGAGAGATGTTCGAGACCAGTGGTCAAAAGGTAATAGAGGTCAATACGGAGAATGGAAATGAACAAAATTGAAACAAACATTTTTGAGCAGGGCCGCGCACTGTTCACGCAAGATGAATTCAACGCGGCATTGACGGAGGCCAAGGCAGAGATCATGGCCGTCGCAATTCAATCAACTAAGCAGGCAATCAGCATCGAGCGAGAGGAGTGCGCAAAGATTGCTCACTTCATGCAACTCGATGAGGCCAAAGCCGCTGGCGCTGACGTGACCAACTTCAAGTCGCCAATCGCTGAGGCCATCATCATGCGCTTGGCAAAACAACAGCAGGTGATTGTTGATGCTTGAGTTGACCATGCCATGGCCCCCCAGCGTGAACCGTTACTGGCGCACGTTTCAGGGCCGCATGATTATCAGCGCAGAAGGCAGGTCATACCGAAAGGCTGTGGCCGACCAAGTGCTGATTCAGCGTGGCGCAAAGCACTACGCAGGAAAGATGAGAGTCGAGATCGAGGCGTTCCGGCCAGACAACCGCCGCCGCGATTTAGACAATCTTTTGAAGGCTGTGCTTGACGGCCTGACGCACGCGGGTGTGTGGGAAGACGACAGCAACATTGTCGACCTGCGCATCTATTGGGCCGATTCAGTCGGCGGAATGTTGAAAGTGAAAGTGAGCGAAGTATGAGTGAAGTTTTGGATTGGACGTGGTTCACAACAACCAAAGGCACTGTTGGCATTGTGAAGATGCAAGACGAACACGAGGGAGTCATCTACCGCATTGGTGCTGTCGATGGCTTCATGGAAAAAATGGATGTGTTGCAGTTGGTTGCATGGGGCGCGAAATTCCCCAAAGCCGCAGGCGACGCAATTTTCCCGAAGGAGAAAAAAGATGAGTGAGCCAAGCATGAAACAAGTTTGGGCTGGCCTTGCCATGATGGCGCTCTTGACCCGCAGGGATTACGAGGGCGACTTTGCGGACATTGCGGCAGATGCGTGGCGCATGGCAGACAGGATGGAAGACGAGCAACAAGAGCGTGACGAGTAAAACTTTAAACACAGAAAGCGAAGGTAAAAAATGACAGAGCAATTTGATATGTTTGAGGGCGAGGGTCACTTCCTTGCCAAGATGCGCAACAACTGGAACAAGTCCATTGAAGGCGAGGGTGCGTATTGCCCGTGCTGTGGCAAGTGGGGCAAGGTCTACAAAACAAAACTGAGCCAACACCTTGCGTTGTGCCTACGATGGATTGCCATCAATGGTGACGATGACGGCTGGGTCGATGTGCAAAATAAAGCGCCGCGCTGGATTCTCAAGAGCAAGACCTACAACCTGCTCGAGCATTGGGGTTTGGTCGACTCGAAGTCAACCCGCTCTGGCATTTGGCGGGCCACACTCAAAGGCTGGGATTTCATCAATGGCCTCAACGCAATGCCTGCGGCTGTTTACATCTATGACAACAAGGTTTGGGGTTTTGATTCTGAAGAGACATCGTTCCGTGGTTGCTTCGGCAAGCACTTCGATTTCGACGAGATGATGTCTGATCAATTCAACTGGGCCAACATTAAAAAAGGAGATGGCAATGTTTGATTCATTCGGTAATTTTTTCTGGACGTTCATGGCACTATCAGGATTGATGTTCTGGGTGTGCGTGGCAATATTTGTTGTGCTGGTGATCCGACGCAATCACCGCAAGTTTGGAGGTCGCAATGTCTACTGATCGCGATCCACACAAAGCGGTTGACTACATCATCAGCAACGCAAAGAAGTTTGCTAAGGCGAAGGCAGAGCGGTGCTACTTAGAGGAATATCGCAAGTCCTTGAAGGCCATTCTCATGAAGCGTTCAATGGAGAACGCGATTGGTGCGCAAGAGCGCGAGGCATACGCGCACGACGAGTACGTCCAACTGCTTCATGGCTTGAAAGAGGCCATCGAGGTTGAGGAGAAACTCCGCTGGGATTTGATTGGTGCGCAGGCCCGCGTGGAAATATGGCGAACTGAGCAGGCGAACAACCGCGCCGAGGGTAAGGCGACGATATGAAGTATTGGTTGTTCATGGTTGCCGGAGTCACTTTGTTGCAAGTCGATACATGGATTCTGCAAACGATGTGGCTTGGACTTGCTGGCGCAATGATGATGATTTATTCAATGTATCTCGGCGTGTCCGGGGAGGAGAAGTGAAATGGTTGGGAAAGTTGGAAGAAAAAAATTGGTGCTGGTTGCCGACATGGTTCCAGTTCAAGACGAGAGAGAGACCCACGCAACGCCTTGGGGTAAGGTGTGGACTCGTGGCGCTGATGTGATGGGTACATGGAAGCGTCATGGCTTCGTGCCGCCCAGCGAGGTGCGCAACGATTATTTTTTCAAGATCAACCGAGAAGGGGGAGTTATTGATGCTTGAGCAGGATGTGCGTCAACAAATGGAGCGCAGGAAAGTAAAGAGTTTCGAGGATGCATTCAGGGACTACATGAACGCACCCGGCCCGCGCACCGCTAGTGACGATGAAGTACGCCGCCACTTTGCCGCAGGCTGGGTGGCCGGCATCCGCAACGAGTGGGCAAAGGAACGCAATGACTGATAAACCAAAAATCATTTTTGCACCCGGGTGCTTTGATGGCTTTGATGGAACCGAGGAGGAGTTGGCCGCAATGCTGGCCGACATCCACCAGATGGTTGAAGACGGAACACTCATGGATCACGCCACGCGCTTGACTCCAGAAGAAGAGGAAGAGTTGGCAAAAATGATTGAAGCGCGGGGGCCGCGCCAATGAGAAAGCGAAGCAAGTACAGGCCAAAGGGCGTGCGCATCGACACGATGGCTTACGTCATGTCTGGCTTGAAGAAGTTTGACGATGTTGAGGTGGCAATTGATGTGCGCCTCAAGAACCATCTTGCGATGGAAGCCTTGCGAACAGGTAAAGCCACCAAAGACGAAGTCGATGTTTTGATTGGCACGTTCAACATGGTTGAGGGTTTGTGCAGGCTGAATCAAAAGTTTGGTCAGGACTGGTCGAAGGAGATACGCGAGGGCCAAGATGCATTGCTTACCATGAGCCGCAGAGGCGTTGAAAGTGGCCGCTTTGTTTGCACGGTTCCTGAGTTGGCCGCAATGAACTTGGTGATGCAGATTCACGATGCCCAGTTGGACAGCGCAACGGTGAAAGATGTTGAGTTGGCAGTGGACATCGTCAATGACGACTTGAGAAACAAGCGGGCCAGAATAATCAAAGAGACGACAGCATGACAACACTCAAAGAGAAAAAGCACATGGGCCGCGTGGCCGAACTAGGTTGCGCTGTGTGCAGGCGCATGGGTTACCCGGGCACGCCGGCTGAGTTGCATCATCCAAGGCGATTGGCGGGGGGCTGGGGGCGCTCCAGCAACATGGCCGTCATACCGCTATGCCCAGAGCATCATCGCGGCTCTACGGGCGTCCATGGCCTTGGCACGAAGGGCTTTGAGAAGCACTACGGCTACGACGAGGCCGACCTCCTCAAAGAGACGCTGGAACTGCTCGGTGTTGCACAGGAACAACATAAGGGTTTTCCTTAGAAAATATTTTGAAAAAAGTGTTGACGTCGTTTAATCTGGTGTTAAACTTCCAATCACTGACCAAGCAATAGTTGCAAGGCAGGTAACAAACGAAAGCGAGAACACCATGAACACAGTTATCACAAAATCCAGCGTTGACTCCCTCGGCGAATTGTTGGCTCAGATCGCCGACCTCACCAAGCAGGCAGACGCCATCAAGGACGCCATCAAAGACAACGCCTCTGCTGGTGGCGACAAAGTTGTTGAGGGTGACCTCTTCAAGGCCACATACATCGAGAGCAACCGCTCTACCGTCGACTACAAAGCCCTGTGCGCCGCTCTTGGCATCACAGCCGAGCAAGTGGCCGCATACACCAAGACATCCGCTGTGTTCAGCGTCAAGGTCACCAGCAAGTAAACCACGGGGCTTCGGCCCCATTCAAAAGCGAAGGAGAGCGAATCATGAACTACAACACTTGGCACGAGACTTTCAAGAACAAGGTCAAAGACTACGACTTCTACACCTGCCGCCGTGCGCTGAATGACTGCCATGCATCATTCGCGATCTGGGGTACGGACATCAACGAGTCCTACGCCGTCAAACTGTGGGCAGAGATCGACGCTCTTCGCGAACGTCAACTCAAAATTGCGAAGGAGGCTTGATCATGGGCCAATATCACGAGGTCTACAACCTAGACAAAAAAGAACGCATCTACCCCCACGCCATCAACAACGGTCTCAAGTTGTACGAGCAGGTCGGCCACATCGGTAGCACCAGCACTGCGCTGTTTGCATTGCTTGCCAACAGCAACGGGCGCGGAGGCGGCGACTTCCCCAAGCATGACCTTATCGGCCACTGGGCGGGTGATCGCATCCTCATTCAAGGCGACTACGCCGAGCCAGACGATCAGGCCGCGCATCACGAAAGTGAACTCGAGGCATTCACTGACATCTCAGAAAAGGTCGCCGAAATGTTGGCGGTCATCGTTGAAAAATATTAAGGAGCGGCATCATGAAACACGCACAAGCAGACTACATCAACGCCGGGTACAAGTACGAGAAGGCCAACAGCGCAGACAAGGCGCGCGCAGTGGCCGAGACGATCCGTCACATGATCCAGAGCGAACACATCGACGAACAGCAGGATGCACGCTATTTCGTTGAGCGTGGCCGCACAGAAGCACGTCAGGAGGTATCAGCATGAGTTACGAAATCGAGAAGGACTGGACAACCGAGGCGGGCCTTCGGGCCGTTGTCATCATGGGTGACTTTGGTCACCGCTGTGGGTATGTTGGCATCCCTGCCGAGCATCCGCTCTTCGGCGTTGGGTACAACGAGAAAGCGCCAATGCTCAAACTTGACCCGAACCGCTCAACAGAGAAGATGAGTCCCATTCAAATTCTCTGTGGTGCAGGCAAGGGCATGGACGAACTCAACTCGCCTGAGTATGTGTTCGAGGTGCATGGTGGCCTGACCTATTCTGGCAATGGTCGAGGCAAGTACCCGGTGGAGTCCGACCTGTGGTGGTTCGGGTATGACTGCGGCCACGCTGGTGATGCCCCGGCCCCCGGCTCACGCATGGCCGCATACCGCTCGGCAGGCTTTGATGGTGACGTACACCGCACTCTTGACTACTGCACCACCGAGTGCGAATCATTGGCAAAACAACTTTCAGAGGTGAATCATGTTTGATCCGAAGTCAGCCGCAGACATCAACTACATCAAGGGCTTTGATCATGGGTGCGATTACATCGTGGCCGAGATCGAGCGGTACATGAGAGAGAACGATGGCTCAGAGCAGGTGTTGGCCGCTTTGTTGCGCCGGCTCAAGGGCACTGACGCGGTAGGGAAAGCACCTACAAAATAATTTCAGAAAGTTGTTGACATCGTTTAATTCTGTGTTAAACTTCCAATCACTGACCAACATGGTGTTGATCAGGTAAACAAATGAAAGCGAGATCACTATGTACCGTTACAGCACATCATCAAACCAAGCCTCTTTCCGTTCTTCCGCTCCCTTGAGCAATGACGAGATCGCCCGCTATGCACCCAGCGTGCTGGCCGAAGCCGCCCATGAGTCACGCGGTGAGCGTTACACCTTCATCCCCACCATCAGCGTGATCGATGGCCTGCGTGGTGAGGGCTTCCAGCCTTACGAAGTGCGCCAGACCCGTGTGCGTGACCAGTCCAAGCGCGAACACACCAAGCACCTCGTTCGCCTGCGTCACGAGTCCAGCATCACCAGCGCCGAAGAGGTGCCCGAGATCATCCTGATCAACAGCCACGACGGCACATCGTCTTACCAGTTGCTGTCCGGCATCTTCCGTTTTGTTTGCTCTAACGGCCTGATCGCCGGCGATGTGTGCAGTGACATCCGCGTGCGCCACTCTGGCAACGTGGTGGACGATGTGATCGAGGGCGCGACCCGCATCCTCGAGGACACCGAGCAGGTGATCGACCGCATCGGCACCTACAAGGCCATCACCTTGTCTGAGCCTGAGCAACAAGTGTTTGCCAATGCGGCCCTGAGCCTGCGCTGGGACGAGGGCAAAGCCCCTGTGGAAGCCGACCGCATCCTGCGCCCACGTCGCTGGGCCGACAACAAGTCTGACCTCTGGACAGCGTTCAATCGCATCCAAGAGAACTTGGTCAAGGGTGGCGTGTCTGGCCGCTCCGCTTCTGGCCGTCGCGTCTCTTCGCGTGCTGTGGGTGGCGTGAGTGAGAACGTCAAACTCAACCGCGCACTGTGGACACTGGCCGATGGCTTGGCCCAGTTAAAGACCAATGCGGTTGACCTCCAAGAGTTGATCGCGGCATAAGGGAGGGGGCGAAAGCCCCTTTTCTTTTTATTAGGGAAACTACTTACAAAATATTTTCAAAAAGATGTTGACATCGTTTAAGTTTGAGTTATACTAACATCACTGACACAGCAATACCGCATAGTCAGTTAACAGCGAAAGAAAAGCGAAATGAAAAAAGCAATCAAACTCAAAGACATCCGCCCCGGCCAACTCGTGGTCACCAGCGACAGTCCAGAAGCCCAAGTGCGCACAGTCGAAAGCGTCGAGGGTTTCCAAGTCACTCTGACTTGGTACGAAGGCACAAGCCAGTGCATTCAGGGTGTCGACTACTCCCTGCTGGGTGTGCCCACCATTGCCCAGATCGAGTACAGCATCAACAACTACGGTCGCCTTGCCACCATGGAAGACGTCAAAGACGTGGCTTTGTTGATCGGCTAAACCAACCGGGGGCTTCGGCCCCCACTAACAGCGAAAGGACAGCGAAATGACCACCTCATACATTGCCGAAATCGAGACCCGCGTTGCAGGCATCCCTTGCATCATCGGCGTGATCGAATACTCCAGCACCAGCGGCTCTTACTCCTACAACGCGGCCAGCGACTGGGACTACTACGGCCACACCGAGTGCGACTGGGAAGTGTGCGACAGCCGTGGTCGTCCTGCACCTTGGCTGGCCCGCAAAGTCACCGACAAGATCACCCGCGAGATCGAGCAAGAGATCGCTGAATATTTCAACTGAGGAGGACACCATGGCAACGACCGAAGACCTGCAAACACGCATCACCACCCTCGACGACGAGGTGTTGTTTGTCGACAAGTACGACGACGATCAACTCTGGATTTCCATTCAAGTTCGCAACGGCGGTGCCCGCTGTGTGATTGGCCGTGAAGAGGCACTCAAGATGCTGGACGCCATCAAGCGCGTGTTGGAGGTCGAATGAAACTGGCAGGCATCACAGCGGCCCTGTTTTGCGCCCTCTACGCGCTTTTCTGGGTGGTGGCGGTATCAACCCCTCACCCAACCCCAAAAAACGCGCCAGAGGCCCGAGAAGTTAACTGGAGGACATGGACATGACTGAATCGCAAATGTTGGTGATGCTGGGCACTATTTGGGTTGCTCCCCATGTCTGTGGCTGGTACGGCAAGACCATTGGTTGCATCATCCTTATCGTGGCCGCTTGCAAAGGATTGGGGTGGATATGACCGAAGACGACTTGGCAAAGACATATGAGCAGGCCACCCACAATGCCCTCGTGTACGGCACTGGGTTTGTGAAGGTTGCACTGGTTAAGGGTAGGTTTGAGGTGTCCGTGGTCGACCCGAAGGACTATCGGTACATCGAGCCAATCAACGCGGAGGAGGTGAAGCATGGGTGAGATGGCAGACATGGTGGCAGACATGGCCGCAAGCATTCCAGACTGGCTGACAGACGGCCCCGATGGCTACGGCCCCAACAACCGCTTCGACGACTTCCGCGACGATGTGTGGGCCACCAAGGATGGCAAGCAGTTCACCATTCGCGAGATGAGCGACAGCCACCTGCTGGCCGCGTTCAAGATGTTCGGTGACCAGCGGTTCAGAGATGAGATTTTGATCCGCCTGTTCGAGGTAATGACTAAACCGAGGGTAAGACTATGACCAGACAAGAGATCGACAACATGATGCGAGACCTACCAAGCCAGAGGGATTGGTACTACCGCAGGAGCAGGCAGTACATCATCGAGGAGGTGCTGGCCGGGGTTGCATTTGTTACTTGTGTGGGTATACTTTGCCTCATGTAAAAAGCGAACGTGTAGCGATCCTACAGCGAACCTTAACCGATTCGGTAAACCAAGGGGTGGTGCCCCTCTACCAACACCGAAGGCCCACCACGAGTGGGTCTTCCCATTTGTGGGGGAAGTGGTATAATTTCTCCTACAACAAAACCTCAAAAACCGAAGGAAAGACCATGGCAACAGCACAACGCATTTACCTCGTCGGCACGCCCGACGGCAAGACCCGATTGATCAAGGCCAGCCTGCGCCAGCAAGCCCTGAGCCACGTCGCCAACACCATGCTGACCGTGCGCGTGGCATCGCAAGATGACCTCGTGTCTGAGTTGGGTAAGGGCACGGCAGTGGAGCAGTACAGCAACCCCGATCAGATCGAATTGATCGAAGGTAGCGAGTCGCCAGCGAACTGATAGCGAATCGGTTTCCCCGCCCGATCAAATAAAACGGGGGCCAACGCGCATGGGGATTGAACGGTTAAAAGGCTTGCAAACCGTCGTACAACCGTAAGATCGTATGTGCTTGCTGACAGTCCTCAGTCGTGTTGGTGTCCACTGGAAAACCTGTTTGGCTAAGGTGGCGCGTAGTGCTAAATGCGGGGAATGCACCCCACACCAACGCCCTGCACTGGCGAACCAAAAGCGAATCGATTAGACTGACGGCATCTAACAATTTGCATGGGAAGGAATAGGGGTTATGCCTGAAACGCCAAAAGAACCGCGCAAGCCGCGCAAAACAAACAAGACCGAACAAGCCAAGGTACGCTCCGCCGTATCTAAGGTCATCATGAACGCCGAGACCGAAGCCAAGAAGGCAATTGGTCGGCCATCATCCTACGACCCTGCTGTGGCTCACAAGATATGCGAACTCCTCAGTGAGGGAGTATCACTGCGTGAGATATGCCGTATGGAGGGTATGCCTGCGTGGAGGAACGTCTACTTCTGGATGGCTCGTGATGACGATCTTTCTGCACACATCGCACGGGCGCGTGAGGTGGGGTACGACAACATCGCCGAAGAATGCCTCGACATCGCCGACAACTCGTCCAATGACTGGATGGATCGGGAGTTCCGCAATGCCCACGGCAAGATCGAGGTGGAGCGTGTGGCCGACACCGAACACATCCAACGCTCGAAGTTGCGCATTGAGACGCGCCTGAAGTTGCTGGCGAAGTGGAAGCCTGAGAAGTTTGGCGACAAAACCATCCTTGCCGGCGATCCCAATGGCGCGCCGATCAAGACCGAGGAGTCTGGTAGTGGCCGACTGTTCGAGTTGATCCGCAACATGGAAATGGCAAAGCGTGCTGAGTGACCACTTAGACGCTGATCTGGCTGAGGAGTTCGACGCCCTCCCAGAACACAACCGCATCGCGGTGCTGGCGCATACATCATGGGTGACTGGTGCCCACCGGTATCAAGTGCCGCCGCCCATGGAGATGGATTACACCGTCTGGATGATGCTGGCAGGCCGTGGAGCAGGTAAGACCCGCTCCGCCGCCGAAGCCCTCTGGTGGTGGGCGTGGACGCATCCCGGCACGATGTCCGTGGTGATCGCCCCGACGTCGAATGACCTGAAGTTCACCTGCTTCGAAGGGCCGTCCGGCTTACTCAAGTGCATCCCTGAGCAGTTGGTGATCTACTACAACAAGCAAGACCACGAGATCAGGCTGTCTAACGGCTCCAAGATCAGGGGCGTGTCTGCTGACTCATACGACCGTCTGCGCGGTATCAACTCATCCTTCGCGTGGTGTGACGAGTTGGCCGCGTTCCAGTACATCCAAGAAGCGTGGGACATGATGATCATGGGCCTGCGTATCAAACCCGGCAAGCAGGAGCATGACCAGCCCCGGGTGATCGTGACCACGACACCGCGCCCCAAGGACTTGATCCTCGAGTTGGTTGGCCGTGAGGGTGACGACGTGGTGGTCGACCGCGCCAGCACATACGAGAACGAGGCGAACCTTGCGCCAACCTTTCGCCGGCAATTGGAGCAATACAAGGGATCGAAGTTGTATCAGCAAGAGGTGCTGGGCGAGATCGTTGACCTCGAGGATGGCAAGGTCGTCTCCCGCGATATGTTCCGCCTGTGGCCGGCCAACAAGGCGTTCCCCAAGTTCGAGTTCATCGTGCAGTCGTATGACTGCGCCTTCACTGAC